TTATAATTCATGTGCAATAGAATCAAATATGTCAGCAGCGTCACGTGCCATTTTTTGTGTAAGATGAACATAACGGTCTTCAGTAATAGCTGATCGGCTATGCCCTAATCTTTTTTGGACTGTCTTAATAGGCATTCCTCTTTCTATTAGCATTGTTGCATGAGTATGTCTTAATGAGTGATAATTAAATTTGATATCCAAAACCTCACAAGCTTTTCTAGTGTGGTATTTTGCGACGGATGGAGTGATTATCTCTCCATTCTCTTTAATGCAAACAAAATCACCTAAATCTGACTTGAGGTAAAATTCACCATACTTCATACGATTTTGTTTTTGACGTAACCTCTCCTTTTTTAAAATTTCCACTAATGCATTGCTTATTGGGATTGTACGGTAACTGGCTTTAGATTTTGGTGGACCAAGAGACCAATTTGTTTTACCTGTTTTTTGATCTTTAATACCTGCCAATTGTTGATTGATCTCGATTGTTTTTTCCTCAAAATCTATTTGATCCCATTGAAGCCCACAAACTTCTCCTACCCTCACACCTGTATGCAGCCCAATTTGGAAAGCAACATGAAACGGATGTACTTCACAAAAGTAACGGCTTAACTTTTGTAGATTCTCTTTACTTTGAATCTTTAAATCTTCCCTAGTAGGCTTTCTAGAAGTTTCAATCATCAACTCGACATATTGCATTGGGTTCTCGCTGATGTACTTGTATGGGTACACAGCTTGTTTTAAAGATTTATTTAATATTCCAGCTAAAATATTTAAGGTTTGACGAGCAAAACCCTCGCGGACTTTTAAATTCATGAACTGTTGTAAAACGTGTGGTGTTAATGAACGTAATTTATATTTACCTAAATGAGGTAGAATATGAATCCTTATTGCAGACTCATAATTGTACTGTGAATTAGGCTTTAATTTGAGTTCGACATATTCTTTCTGCCAAAACATTAAAAAGTCGTGAAGGGTCATATCTGACGGTTTAAACACAGTACCAACATTTTCATACTCAAGTATTTTTCTCCGCAAGACTCTTTCTGCTTCTTGTTTTGTTTGTGCCCCTTCGGCTGGATGCTCTATTTTTTTTCGTTTACCATCAATTTTTCCAGCTTCAAAGTAGTAGTACCATGCATTTCCACGTTTTCTAACTCCGCCTTTCATAATCTCCTCCTAGTATAGGAATATATGTTCTGTTTTCGAGTAATAAACCGCCTTTCGGCTGGAAAGCGCAAAAAAAAATGATGCATTTATTCCTCGTTGTCGGGTATATGCTCAATAATTTCCTCAATGCTAACCCCAAAATAATTACAAAGTTTGTCCAACACCTCCATTGATACGTATTCATCTTTGCCCAACTTTGCAATAGTGGCACTCGATAAAAAACCTCTTAGCTCTCCCTTTTTTACTCCTCGATCAATCATTAATTTCCAAAGCTTTTTGTATGAAAACATATATCTACCAACTCCTCTTATGGTGATTATAATATATTTTGTGCATAGATGTAAAAATAAATTTGTTTTTGCAAACAAAAATATGTTGACAGGGATACTGGAACAGGTGCTATTATGTTTACGAACACAAACAAAAATTTATATATGTAAATGAAGGTGATGACTTTGTTTTCTCCTGACCAGACTTTAGAAATGGCGAAATACAGCTATTTCAAAAACAAAGAGGGATTGAGATTATCCATACAAGAGCACTTGAGCAGGATGAAAGAAAAACTTGCCCCGTCAACTCTAAAAGTACTTGACGTGTTAAGAATGCGAGCCATGAAGGTTTTTGGGGTAGCTTATCTTAAAATTGAAACCGTAATGAAAATGACAAAGGTTAGCAGGGCGAGCGTTGAAAGGGGCGTAAGAAAGCTAGAACAGATGGGTATAATCAAGCGTATTACCACAGCTAGAAAAACAGGGCTCCAAGGAGCTAACATGTTCGTCTTTTTACCCTCAAATGAAGGGGTTGAAATGAAGGGCTTAGATGGCGCGAAAAGGTCAACAGTATCAAGCTCAGAGGCTTACAAAAGCAAGTCTAATACAGGTGTTTTTAATACTCCTAAAAACCAAAAAGAAATGAATAAAGATAACGTTAAAGTAACTCGGCTGGAAAAGGATTTCTCAGTTACTCCAAGCTACATTCCAGGAGATTTTGTCAAGGCAATCAAACCAGCATTCCCTCACGGGGCGGTTATAAAGCAGTTTTGGGGTAGAGTAGTGATGTTTAAGCGGGTAACAGGCTGGGAAAGAAACGAGAATGTCATTCCAGTTGCCTTAGACGCGTGGGAATACACAAAAAATGAATACAAGAGAGATCAGAAGGAATGGGGGTTAGATAGATTCCTAAGATGTTTTTACGGAACGATGAAGCGGATTGAGGAGAAGAGAACCAAAGAGTTGGTTGCTCAGTGGACATAAAAAAGTTATATACTAAATATTCCATTTACTGCTATAATTCACCTTAATACAATAGTTCGGCTCTCAGGGGTGGTCGGCTCACCTCACTTTACCTCAACACTAGGGAAAGGGGGTGAGAGTATGACGGTATATGAAGCAATCTCATTAATGCTCACATTTGGGTTATTGATTGTTGCCATACTGTCTTTCCACAAAAGGAAATAGACCTCCCTTGAGTTTGACGACCGGGGAAGTCTATTCTTCTGAAAGTCATTGAGCCGACCCTTTGCAGGGACAACTATTGTACCGACCGTGGGTGTTGGCAGCACCTGCGGTCTTTTTTATTATACGTATTTACGTTTAGTTTAACACAGAATAGGTCTAAACTAAACTCATTTATCACGGAGAAAAAAATTGAGTTTTTATCTTTTTTAACAAAAAAATTTATGATGAGTAATATGTATAAGTAAAGATAAATCGTTCCGAGTTAATGGCTAGACCAAAACAGACAAAAAACAATAAATCAATCCAATTAGCGCCATAATATGGAATTTAACAAATAACTATTCCAAAATTTTCATGGTTAGGTATAGCTTAGAAAGTTAAATTTTGTTAAGATAAAGAAAAATTTAGTGAAAATAAAAAGCAAGCCAACATGCCTAACTAGATTGGGGAATCTAGTTAGGTCTGACCACCGACCTCAACTCGGTGAACAGAAGCACTTTTCGTACCCGTCAGCTTACTTGCTATCCATTGTAGCGAGTTTTCAAATTTTTGTCATTAGAAATTATTTAGTGTTTGACAAAAATTTAGTCGATGGGCGAAAGTTTTCCTTGCGGGAAAAGCTCTGTCACCAGATAGCAAACGGTGATGGGGCTTTTGTTTTCAAAAGGGGAGATTTTAGTGAATAGTTGTACTTTAGGTCAGTTAATTCACACTTACCGTAAGAAATGTGGAAAGTCTATAGCTGATATAAAAAATGAAACGAACATATCAGAGAAAGTTCTACGCAGATTAGAAAATGACCTGACAAATCACCCAAAACTAGAAACGATTGAAAAAGTTGCAGAATCATTAGTTATTCCATATACGGAGATTGCTGAAAAGGTTGTGCCGATACAAAGAAACCAAGAATGTGTAAGAGAGATATTAATTCGAGTTTTACCTGAAGCATCTAAAAAACTTTTGACTGAAGTTGTCCACCAATATGTGACGTTAAGTAATGATATACGAGAGGGATTGATTGAGGTCTTAAATATTGCTAAGACAGCCAAAAATATTGATAGCGCTGAAAAGCTATATTCTGTTTTGGGAAAACATGCGATGAATTACCAAGAAAATGACATTATGGCAATTGCTATGTTTGAGGAATATCTCATTGCACGTGATAAAGAATTATCAAATAGTTATTATCTAGGAAAGCGATTATTTGAAGTTGCTCATTTTTTGCCAGAGGAAAATCGTGTAGTAGCGTACTATAAAGTAGGAGTCCATGCTCGTATTATTAAGAAGTACCATGAGAGTAATGAATACTTAAAAAATATTATTGATAATCCTAAATCAAAAAATAAGCAGTTCCAAGAGAAAGCCTACCATGCTTACTACAATAACTTAATAACGCTAGAAAAGCTTGATGAAGCTGAGTTTTACTTGGAAAAGTACGCTAAGTTATTTAATAGATATAACAGTGCGTATTACAAGATTGATAAAGCTATTATTTATGCCAGAAGGAACCAAATTACTCTCGCAATAAGCCTACTTGAAAAATACCTAGAGGATTATGAAAATCACCATAATACAATTTTTGTGATCTGCGAATTAATGCAACTATATATCAAATGCAACAAAATATATGATGCCAGAGAAATGTATCGTTTTGAAAGTGCGTTCGATAAAATTTTAGAGAGTAATAACCTTAAAGGACCTTTTAACCAGCTTTACTATGGGTTATACTTACGTATTAAGGGACGTATAGAATTTCTATTAGGTAAAGTAAAAGAAGCTGTTAAGTTCCTTTTAGAGAGCATGCAGACTTTTGCAGATCTGGGGCATAAGCAAGAATTTTTAGAAACTATGAAATTATTGTTTGATCTTAATGGATCGCAACTTATGGGAATCCAAGCTCCAGGAAAATCAATTATGGATACAAACGTACAACTAAGAATTTCGGAATTATTGCATGTAATTACAAGCAAAGAAGAAAAGGGGTTTATGAGATGAAGAAAAAATTGGTGGTCTTTTCGCTTGCTCTAGTAACTTTAGTTGCTTTGACATCGGTAGCTGGTGCTGAGAAATCTATCGAGATGGTATCTAACAAACCGACTGCTATTCACTATATAACAGAGCCTGATTGGTAAAAACTGAAATCTTTGTTAGTGAAACCCCTTGAAAAAGGGGTTTTTTTATGTCGAATTTCCATATAATTTGTCGAAAGCACAAAAACGTGTCCCTCATAATATAATGGTTTCAGGAATAACGTGTAAAAGAGAAAGGCTTTTTAAGAGGGGGAAAAGCAATTGAATACAGACAGCAATGCCAAGATCGAGTTTGTTATTTGGGAGATAGCAAAACTGTTAAAGCAATCAGAAACTTGCGAGGAGTCGAAAGAAAAAATAGAAAAAATAAAAGCCCGTCTCCATAACTAATTAGAAGAGGGCCTTATGATCTTAATTAAAGCATCCACGATATCCGGTCTATTTTTTATTTCTTCTAAAAGTTGTTTTTGATTGGTAGTTAAGGCAGTATCGTTGTGGAAGTCGTAATTGTTTGGTTGCTTATTATCTGTTCGTCCTAAGATATAGTCAGTAGAGCAATGATAGAAATCCGCAAGCAACTGGAGCGTATCAACATCTGGTTTTGATCTACCGATTTCGTAATGCCCAAGTCTGGCCCTTGATATACCTATTTTATCAGCTACTTCTTCTTGGGTCAGAGAGCCTCTAAGTTCTATCAACCTTTTACCGATCATAATGATCACCCTTTTTTTACCCATTTGTGTATCATTATAGATACTTCTTGTATCGTTTTCTAGCATATTTCATAAATACGATTGACGTTTTTTGGTTTTAGGTGTATCTTGTGTATTAAGAATGATACGTACGGTATCAAAAAAGGAGGTGCATGATGAGACGAATTGCATTAAAAGCAGCAAGGTTAGAGAAAAATAAGTTACAACGGATTGCCGCAAAAGAGATAGGAATTTCTACTGTGTTTCTTGTAAAGTTGGAATCTGGAAAGCGTAAACCAGGTAGAGATACATTGATACGTATATCAAATTACTATCAAAAACCTGCTGAAGAGCTATTCCCCGATCTTTTTTGTGCCTTCAATGATACGTAACGTATCAAAAAAGAAGAGGAGCGAAATCAAAAGAACCAATTGGTTTTCATTCAGTTCTTTCTTAGGGTAGTTAACAGTCTATAAAATCTGATCTACCAATAAAAAGGAGATGGTAATTTGAAAATCAACCACATTGTCCATCGTGGTCACTGGCACTTGGTTGTTATTGGAAAGGCAAGCGACATCCAGAAGTATGCACAGAAGAACATGGAGACTTTGAGGGAGATTGGAAAAGTGAACACTAAAGATTTTAATTGTGCCTGGAGGGGAAAAGCCTAATGGTAACGATTCAAGATGTTATCCGAGCCATGAAGGGCAATCGTGCTGAACTACGCATCCCTGTTGCTAGGCTGGAACTCAATTATGAATTGGCCACTTTATCAGATGCATTGAAAAGTGGAGATCAAGAACAAATTCAACAGTCTAATGCAAGGCTTCGAGAATTAAGAAGAGAGCTGCTTCTATTGGAAGCGTGAAGGGAGAAATCAAAAATCCAGAATAGTAAGGATAAATGTGTAAGGGTGAATAAGGGGGAGGTTAGTTAAATGAACCGTCTACATCCAGTAACAGAAGTTGCAGAAATACTTGGCGTAAACACCAACTCTGTCTACGAATTAATAAAACATGGGCACCTACAAGCACTGAAGTTAGGTAGATTGAAAGTATCAACGGTTGAATTGCATAGTTTTATGGAACGTAATGCCGGGAAAGACTTTTCAGATTTGAAAAATATTAAAGATATAGAAAAAGTGGTGACATCATAAAAAAGACCCTGCGTAGCAGCGCAGAGCCTCGTTAACATTCATACACCCAGCCCTATAGTACCTTTTTCGGGTTGGAATTTCAAGTCGGATTAGTAGGAAACCAGTAATTCAAATATTTCTATAGGGGGACAAGCTTTTGACAATTGATCATCGTTTGAAAGCTCTCGAAGCGGAAATGGATCGAATAGTAGCGATACAGAATCAAACAAGAGAAGAGATCAAACAGCTTGTAGTTAGTCTGGGGGCGACTCAATTAAAACTTCAAGAGTTGCTAACGCATGATGCTGAGTTGACAGAGCTCTTTCAGTTTAAACGGGCAGAGATTACCAGACTGAAGATAGATAAAAGCTAACATTCACTAGGTGTAGTTGAATATAGAAGCGGAATAAACCAATTAAAAATTAGGAGGAATTACATTATGAAATCAACAGGAATCGTTAGAAAAATTGATGAGTTAGGAAGAATCGTTTTACCGAAGGAAATACGGAATGCGCGGGGTTTAACACATGGTACTCCTATGGAATTGTTTGTTGACGAGGATCTAATCATTTTACGAAAGTACGAGCCTGGTTGCATCCTATGTGGAAGCGTTAAGAATCTAAAGATACACAAGAGCGGGAAAAAGATTTGTAAGAGATGCTTATAAACCATGGAGGTGTTTTGAACATGGGAAAATTCTCTCAAATGGGATTGGAAGACAAAGATGCAGAAGTTTTCGATTATTGCGAGAATTGTGAGGTGGAAATATACGAAGACCAAAGCGCATGGATGGCTGGAAATGAATTGTTTTGTAGTAAGGGGTGCCTAGAGAAAGGCTTGAAAATTAAACATGTGAAAGTTAAAGACAAGCGTAAGTAGTCGAAACCAGGAGGCTCTCCTGGTCGCAGGGAGCTGGCCTACCCTGCCTGATGAGACGGGCTAAAAAGAGGTGAGAAAGATGTAGAGGTACAAGGTTGAGAGGGGAGCCCAATTCGAGAATTGAGTCTGAAACTATGGAATTAGCTATATCGCGGGTTTCGTCCCCACGTGGAGCTTGCAGTCACCTGCATGTTGCACGGGTGGATGAATCCATCCAAGGGTAGTGGCGGAATAGGTAAACGCAGGATTAGCCGACACGCTAGACAGAGGTTATGGTCTGGGTCCTGTTACATTGGAAAAGGGCGACACAGAGTAGAGTGCAGATCCTCTATGCGATACTCCTCTTTTAACCCCCAACAGTTGAGTAGTTGGCAAGAGTAACATGCAGGGTGCGAATCCCTGCCTACCCTAGCCGTTTATCAAATACGAGGTCACAACGGGAGCAGTCATTGTAGCTGTAACGGCTATAGAGGTTGGGCTTCTGGCAGCCTCGTGACTAATAGAAAGGGGTGAGATTTTGGATCTAACAAAAAGAATGTTGAAAGAGGAATTAGAAGCGTTAGACGACGATTCATTGCTGGATCATTTCAGTTTTTCGTGCGTGAAATATGCAGAAGACCAAGTAGGGTTCCGTTACGTGGAAAAAGTGAGGGAAGTAATACTGCGAAGACTTGCAAATAAAAATGACCCGTCTGCCAACGGGCCAGTAGAAAATACTTATCAGCCCTAGTCTACTACGACCGCATTAGGGGCACAAGAGGGAGGTTTCATAGATGAATCTCTTCTGGAAGATTTCCACGCTGGATGGGGATGGTGCGGAACTACGAATTGAAAACGCACCTGACGAAATATGCCGGCTCATTGTCAAAAGGATGGTAACTTTACTGCCAAATAAAGATGCTGTAAAACCTTCGAGAGTTGAAAGAGCTCTTTCAGATTTACCTGCTTATAAATCTTCGCCAGTTGTAGAGAAGCCACCACATGAGGAGAAGCAGGGTAACTCTAAAGTAGCAACAGTAAAGTCTCGACCGAGACAGCTTCCTTTTGTCAACGGATCAAACTCATTACATCAAAACATGGGCGAGAAGCTAAAAGAGGCTGCACAGAAACAATGCGCAGCTGGATCAGGTATCAGAGAGGTAGACGGGCTCCCACTATACCAAACCGGATATAGTTGTCCGGCATGCAAACATAGTGGTATTCGCTATATGCAGGAGTCCTCAAATTTTTGCAAATGCCACGAATGCAAAACAGAGATAAGAATGCATCACGCTACACCAGAGGGCTTCCCGTTCAGAGATGAAAACGGAAATTACTTCATTGCAGAAGCACCGTGGAATTAATTTCACGAAAAATAAGGAGGATTTAAATATGAACTTTACTATCACGATCAGCGCACCAGAATTGGCAAGCGCCATTCAGTCATTAGCTCAAGCTATTACGAACAACCCGCACATCTCTACTGCTGAATCAGTCCCGGCTACTCCTGCACCTTCGGTAGCGCCACCTGTAGGAGTACCAGTTCAACAACCGTTGCAAGGTGTCCAACAACAATATGTTCCATCAACTCCTACAAGCTATCAGCAGCCGCAACAACAGACACAACCCGTGCAGCAATCTTTCAATACTACACCCGTAGCAGCGGTTCCGACAACAACTCAAACTTATACTATGGATCAACTAGCAGTAGCTGCTACTCAATTAAACGATGCGGGACGTAGGGCAGAACTTGTATCCTTGTTATCCTCATTCGGTATTCAAGCATTGACTGCACTGCCTCAAGAACAGTATGGAGCTTTTGCAACCAAACTAAGAGAAATGGGAGCAAAAATATGAGTATAGCTCATTCCGAGCGTGAGCATGCCCTATTATCAGCTAGTGCTTCTCATCGGTGGCTCCATTGTACGCCTAGCTCACGATTGGAAGAAACGTTGCCAGATACAGAGTCACAGGCGGCAAAAGAGGGAACTCTTGCCCATGAGATTGCGGAACTTAAACTGCGTAAGCAATTTATTGAGCCGATGGGTACTCGATCGTTTAATAGCAAGTTGAAAAAGATGCAAGCTAAACCTCTGTATGATAGCGAGATGCTGAAACACACAGACACCTATAAGGATTATCTGTCTGAACTTGTTCACAGCTACAAATGCGCTCCTTACATTGCAGTCGAAAAGAAAATCGATTACAGCACGTTTGCCCCTGAAGGTTTTGGGACAGTAGATTGTCTCATGATTATAGGAGAGACAATGTATATCAGTGATTTCAAGTACGGGAAAGGTGTACCAGTTTCTGCTTACGATAATCCCCAATTGAAGCTGTATGCATTGGGGGCTTACGTTGAGTACAGCTTTCTCTATCCGATTAAGAACATTCAACTAGCTATTGTTCAGCCACGACTTAATAACATTTCGGAATACACTCTGTCCGCTGAGGAGCTGCTGGCTTGGGGAGAAAGTATCAAACCCATAGCACAGACCGCTTTTGAAGGTAAAGGGGAATTTATTCCGGGGGAGCATTGCCGGTTTTGTCGGGCAAAAGCTCTTTGCAGGGCACAGATGGAACAATATACAGCTCTTGAAGATTTTAAACAGATGAAACCGCCTCTCATCTCAAATGAGGAAGTGGGGCAGATCCTAAAGACAGGAAAGAATCTCGCGGCTTGGGTGAAAGCTCTTGAAGAATATGCCCTTTCGGAATGTTTGAAAGGTACAGAGATTCTTGGTTGGAAAGCGGTAGAGGGACGTGGATCACGGCAGTTTATTGACCAAGATGTTGCTTTCAAAGCGTTAACAGAAGGTGGCATTGAGGAGGTCATGCTGTACGAACGAAAACCGTTAACTGTACCTGCTGTTGAAAAGTTACTGGGTAAGGCCAAATACAAAGAATTGCTAGCTAATCACGTTATTGTTAATCCTGGCAAACCCACTCTTGTAGAGTTTTCCGATAGTCGCGAACCGATATCACGACCAAGTGCATCAGATGATTTCAAAACCAAGGAGGAACTATCGAATGAATAATCAAGATCCGCAACGAGTTATAACCGACAAAGTAAGATTGAGTTTTGTTCATCTTTTTACTCCTAGAGCGAATCCTCATTCTCCTAACTCCGAACCTAAGTATAGTTGCACCATTCTGATTCCGAAGTCCGATTTTGCTACGAAACAGCGTATTGATTCAGCTATTAATGCGGCCATTCAAGAGTCTGTCGGATCAAAATGGAGCGGTGTACGTCCACCTTTCATTCCTTTGCCGATTCACGATGGAGACGGAGTGCGTCCAAGCGACGGTATGCCTTTTGGTGAAGAGTGCAAGGGGCACTGGGTGCTTACTGCATCATCTAAGGCAGATCGAAAACCAGATGTCGTTGATATTAATTTAAATCCAATTATTAATCAGTCGGAGATATATTCAGGAGTTTATGCACGTGTATCGGTAAGGTTTTTTGGTTATGCGAGCGCTGGAAAAAAAGGCATTGGTTGCGGGCTTGGCAACGTTCAGAAGTTGGAAGACGGACAGCCATTGAGTGGCAGTGTTTCAGCTGCTTCTGACTTTGGAACGCCTGCCGGGTTTACTCCTGCGCCTCAACAATCGTTCCAGCAATCACCTTCTTTCCCGCAACAAGGCTATATGCCTCCTATGCAAAATCCGCAAGGTACCGCTCAACAGCAACAAATATATTCTCCACAACAGGAGTATGCACAGCAGCCGTATGGTGGCGCACCTACACAACCACCACAGCAGCAAGGCTACGCACAGCAACCGTTTGGCGGAGCGCCTACACAAGCTCCACAGCAACAGATGCAAGTTGACCCCATTACAGGGGCGCCCTTAGGTGGAGGAATCATGGGGCTGTGAGGCATTTATCCATAGACATTGAGACTTTTTCTAGCGTAGACATTAAGAAGAGCGGACTGTACAAATACGTACAGTCCGTTGACTTCCAAATACTTTTATTCGCTTATTCATTTGATGGTGGGCCGGTGCAGATTATTGATCTGGCACGGGGAGAGGCTTTACCAGCTGAGGTAATGTTCGCTCTACACGACCCTGCTACTATCAAACATGCATATAACGCAGCATTTGAATGGTATTGCTTGAATAAATTTTTCTATTCTCCTCTTGAGCAGTGGAGATGTACCCAGGTTCATGGATTGTACTGCGGATACACAGTAGGCCTAGCGGAAACAGCCGTGGCTCTCGGGCTACCAGATGATAAACGAAAAATGGGCGTGGGTAAATCACTAATTAAGCTATTTTGCACGCCGTGTAAACCGACCGCGAAGAACGGACACCGGACAAGAACTTTACCCTACCATGAACCTGAAAAGTGGCAATTATTCAAGGAGTACTGTAAGCAGGACGTTGTTACCGAGATGGAGGTAGAAAGACGATTATCGTCGTTTCCCGTACCTGATCAAGAACAAAACCTATGGGTGATAGATCAAAGGATTAACGCTCATGGAGTAGCTGTAGACCCTTTATTAATAGAGGGTGCGCTATACTGCGACGATATTGTCAGCAACGAGTTGATGACACAGGCGATTCAGCTAACCGGGTTGGATAACCCGAAGAGTGTCAAACAGTTGTCGGCATGGTTAACGGAACAGACTGGCAATGAAATTGACAACCTACGGAAAGATACTGTCGGAGAGATGATTGAGAGTATGGACGAATGCAACGCCCGACGTGTGCTGGAGATTAGAAGCGAACTCTCGAAAACAAGCGTAAAGAAATACACTGCAATGCGTGAAGCCGTATGTCAGGACGGACGAATTAGAGGACTCCTTCAATTTTACGGAGCTAATCGATCAGGACGCTGGGCGGGGAGACTCGTGCAGGTACAGAACCTCCCAAGAAATTATCTGGAAACGTTAACTCTTGCCAGAGATTGTGTGAAAGCAAAAAAGGTAGATGCTTTAAAACTCATCTATGGGAATGTACCTGATACTCTATCACAACTAATTAGAACTGCGTTTGTTCCTTCTCCTGGAAATGTGTTTCTTGTTTCCGACTTTGCTGCTATCGAGGCTCGGGTTATTGCTTGGCTTGCTGGAGAATTGTGGCGCCTAGAAGTTTTCGCTACTCACGGGAAAATCTATGAAGCGTCTGCCTCTCAAATGTTTGGCGTTCCAATTGAATTAATTAAGAAAGGCAACCCTGAGTACGAATTACGCCAAAAAGGGAAAGTAGCAGAACTCGCTCTAGGGTATCAAGGCGCAAAAGGAGCTCTTATTTCAATGGGTGCTTTGAATATGGGGTTAAAAGAAAGCGAGCTTCCCGATATCGTCCTACGTTGGAGAGGTTCCAATAAAAGAATTGTTGATCTTTGGTACGGTCTTGAGAATGCTGCCCTTACTGTAATGCGAACTGGTCAACCGGTAGGCTTTAAAGGGCTGTTAGTGGCTCGTGAGGGTGACTATAGCAATCAGCAAGATTTTCTAACGATTATGTTGCCAAGTGGTCGCAAGCTATTTTATGTCAAACCTCACCTTCGCTGGAATGAGAAAGGGAGAGAAGCTATCCACTATTACGGAATGAACCAAGACAAGAAGAAATGGGGATTAGTCTCCACTTATGGAGGCAAGCTGGTGGAGAATGTAGTCCAAGCTATTGCCCGTGACTGTCTTGCTGAAACACTTAAACGGCTTAGTGTAGCCGGTTACCAGACTGTAATGCATATACATGATGAGGCTGTATTAGATGTACCAGCATCACAGGCGAACTTAGAAGAGGTAACGGAATTAATGGGGCAGCCCATAGCATGGGCTCCTGGTTTACCCTTAATGGCCGATGGATTTGTAACGGAATTTTACAAGAAAGATTAAATTAGGAGGCTTTGACATGGGAGATATATCGGAAATGATTCTACAAGGATTACTGTGCCAGGTTTGTGGATCTTATATGGAAGACTTCAAAGAGCCTGGATACCCTAGAACTTGCGAAGATTGTGAAGAGGAGTAATGTGTTTATTCCCATAGAAGGAGGATATGAATGCTTGAGATTACGCTTGTATGAACACACTGCGGATCGGAAGAATCAAAAATGCCAATTGGGGAACAAAAGTCCTTTTATGACACTTTTTCAGTCCAGTGTAAGTGTGGAAAATGGCTGATAGAGAACGGGGTATTTGCAAAGAAAGGTTATCTCATTCGTGCAGATTTAACTTAGTAGATTTAGGGCTAAATAAACGGGAGGAGTTCAATATGAATTTGAAAATAAAAGCATGGGTTGCGGGTGGCCCATATGGTTCAGGCATTTATGAAATCCATGACAATTCAGAAGGGTTTCAAGGCTATCTACCTGTTCAAAAGTTGAAAGATAAGGGGCTAGTGAGACGGATTGACCATACCAAGAAAGCAGATGAATACCTTGGTACACCTGAGGGAGAGGTTTACTTTCTTGCAAATAAAACGCTTAATCCGAGGGGATGAAATAATTATGAAACCTATACCGATGCTATACAAAATAGTGGCTCAAGCTAAGAGTTGTGATGTTGTAGCAAAAATAAAGCGGGCTGTTACTGAGCAAGAAGCTATTGAGGAAGCTAAGAAACACATACTTCACCCAAATACGATAGCAGCTGGAGAATATCAACCTTTTGTAGTGTTTCCGCTGGGAACGGAACGCCAGTGGAAATATGGCCACATTAACTATTGCCCTCGTTGTGGAACTTACATCGGTGACGTGATGGGAGATCCTGAAGATGAGGCAGTGAATAACTTTCAAGAATTTGAATGCCCTGATTGTGATGCAACTGTGTTCGTAGATATAAGGCAGACCACAGAAGAGTAACTGGAGGGTAGCAATGACTTATCTGGAGCAAATAACTAAAATCACGGGACAACTACCACTAGAGGTATTACTAGACATTAATCAACGTATAGGAGACTGGCTTGCAAGTGGAGGGAAAGAAGACGATCCGTATGTACAGCAACAGCTAAGATTTGCAGAACGTTTTTTGGCGGATCAATCAAACTAGCTGCTGTTTGATCAAATTAAAAAAGATGAAGTTACCAACAGTCGGTAGACCTATGATTCCAACGCTCGAAAACAATAGGGGCGTCTAAATTGCGGATAGTGCAGGGAATAGGTAATGTGGTTAATCACTTAAAAAATGAGGAGTGAACCCTTATGTATGCTGGTGCAGTTTCTAAGATTAACAATGAAATAAAAGCTAGTAAGGCTAATCCATATATCAAAGTTATAGGCGATTTTCTACTGAAACATTTAGAAAGTAATCCAGCGGATGCTGAAAAATTTCTAAGTTCAGATAAAACGATCGGGAAAAGCTTAGAAGAGATGAAAAAGGAAGCAATGAAAAAGAAAGTGGGTCATATGGCGATCTTGACTGACGCGGAGGGGTTTGCTGTTGTCCTTAAATATTTTGGTATTGCTAGCAAACCTGTCATTCCTCCAGCGACTTCTGTAGTAGCAGCTCCCACACCTTCTACCGTTGAATTTGATGTCAAGTTAGAAGACTTTTTGTAGGGAGGTGCTGATATGCCAGAGCAAAACAAAGCATTTGAAAAATTTAAGGAGCATTTTCCGAATGACATAGGCAAGGGGGTTGAGGAGTTTTCAATAAACATCGCACTATTGCGTAGTCGCTACATTTTTACGCGTCGTGCAAAAGGCATTCAGTTTGGGTACTGCACCCACTGCCAAAAAGAACATATGACAGAAGGAAACCTAAAACATAATCAAATGACGGTTTGCCCAAAGTGTCTATCTAACTGCCGAGTAAAGGCTAGCGGTATAAGCCGGAAATACCTTTGTGATGCTACTTATTTCATCTATTATGAAAAGTCGCTACTTAATCCTGAAGCGATCATTGCTCGCGGCTTTTATGTTGAAAGAGATTATAGCCAGGATTTTAAAAATGTTCAAACGAAATATGATTGCCGTTATATGTACCTTTTTGAACCTGGTAATAGTGAACTATATGAAAAATCTTATTGGGGATACTGGACCAAGAGAAAAAGTATAATCTCTCAATTTGAAACATCCATGGCTTATGTACATCGTCACATCTCTTATGAAAATGTACAAGAGGCTGTTAATGGAACAACTTTCCAGTACAGTACTTGGGAGCAGTATTTTGATAAAAGCTTTAGTTCAAACGATATGGTCAAGTTTTTTGACTTGGCATCTAGGTATCCGTGCATTGAATACCTTACAAAAATGGGGCTAAAAGTGGTTGTTGAAGCAAAGCTCTTTGGCGATCGCACTTACCGGGCGATTAATTGGCGAGGTAAATCTATTACGAAGGTGTTGAAATTAACGAAGCAAGAGTTGAAAGAGCTTCAAGCAGTCAAGTTTACAGTAAGTCCTTTAACCCTAAACAGCTATCAATTTTTTAAAAAGAATGGAGTGCCACTTTCATTTGAGCATGCGCATTTAATGGGGACTCTTTCGTCCAGTAGTCACTATCTAAATGATTTGAACCGTATGCTCGAATACGCACCATTAAAAGAAATTGTTAAATATTTTTTAAAGCAACTTAGACGCCCAGGTGCATCTAGATACTACTATAACGGATATACTGTTTTAATTTCTTGGCGTGACTATATTAAAGAATGCCAAGAACTAGGAATGGATCTGAAACAAGAACATGTGTTGTTTCCGAATAACCTGCAAAGTGCCCACCAGAAGACGATGAAGCAGGTAAAAATTAAAGCAGATAAAGCCTTAAACCAACTCATTGCCGTAAGGGTGAATGAACTCGATAAATATACATTTGAAAAGGATGGCTTATTTATCAGGCCCGCTAAATCTCTTGAAGAACTGTTTCAGGAAGGGAAAGCCCTAAGCCATTGCGTGGGAAGATACACAAAAAATTATGCTAATGGCTTAACTGATTTGCTTGTACTACGGAAATCAGCAGAGGAAGATAAACCGTTTTATACGGTTGAAATTATCAAAGGGAAAATTAGCCAAGTCAGAGGCTATAAAAATCATCAACCTACCAAAGAGGTAAAGAAATTTATCAAAGCTTTCGTAGCTGCAAAGCTATCTAAGAAAAAAGAAAGAGCCAAAGTACCAGCATAACGGAGGGAGATAACTGTATGACTGATGTAATGGAGTCTGTAGAGAGAACGCCGCATGTTATCGCCACTGAGATAGAAAGCATAAAGGGTCAAGTAAGGCAGGTTTTCTTATACAGTAGCGTAGAAATCGGTCGCCGCTTAGTCGAGGCTAAAGCTATGCTACCTCACGGTGAATGGGGGCAATGGCTTAAAAACTCAGTTGACTATTCGCAATCCACAGCTAACAACCTTATGCAAGTTTACAGAGAGTATGGGTCTGATATATCCAAAATCCCAGCGCTTGGGAATTTGAGTTATACCAAAGCCTTAGCCCTTCTTGGTGTCTCAGAAGATGAACGAGAACAATTTGTACAAGAGCATGACGTTGAAAATATGTCGTCTCGTGAATTACAGGCTCTAATTAAAGAAAAGCAAAAGCTAGAGCAACAACTAAAGAAGAGTGAAACCTCTGCTGAAAAAGAACGTCAAAAGTTAACTAAAAGCCTTGAGAAGCTGGAGCTTCAAAGCAAAGAACATAAGGAGATGGCAGATAAATTAAAAGCGGAGCTTGCTGTAGCTAAAGAAGCAGGTAACGAGAAAGAAATGCTGAAGCTTCACAAGGACTTAGACAAGACCAAGAGTGCCTTAGATGAGTCCAAAAACAAAATTAAAGAGCTAGAACGTCAGCTGAAAGAAAAACCAATTGAAGTGTCAGCCACGGTAGAAAAAATACCGGAAGAAATCGAAGCAGAGCTTGCCGATCTACGTAGGAGGGTAGCTGAATCAGGAAATGAAACGTCAGCAAAGTTTAAGTTCTGCTTCGAGGCTTTAGTAGATAGATTTAAAGATTTACTCAGTGCCCTTGATGATATTACGGATTCAAAAGAGCAGGAAAAGTATAAAGCTGCTGTTTCCGGCTTAATTGATAAAATGTCTGAACGATTGTAATAACTAACATGAAACGGGGAATGGCGCCGTGACTAATGACAGACAAATAGTAATCTCTGCTGCCGGTAGCCGTAGGGCTACTCAGTGGCCCTCCCAAACACTCTACTGGTCTGAGCTAGTGGATCGGTTGCGTACTCCTGTACGTAGTACGGAGACGCTGGAAGAGTATCTTGCTCTAACAAAGACAAAGCAAGACGACCTCAAGGATGTTGGGGGATTTGTAGCTGGTACGTTAGAAGGTAATAAACGTAAAGCAAACAATGTAACAGGACGCGACGTAATAACGCTAGACTTGGATAATATTCCGTCAGGTGGTACAGCCGATACATTGCGCCGGATAGAAGCACTAGGGTGTGGATACGTTGTGTACTCTACACGTAAACACATGGAACCCAAGCCGCGTTTACGTGTCCTGGTCCCCCTAAATCGTACAGCGACAGCAGATGAATATGAACCGCTAGCACGTATGCTGGCAAGCATTATCGGGATAGAATTATGCGACCCGACAACGTTCCAAGCTTCAAGGTTAATGTATTGGCCATCTTGTTCCGCTGACAGTGTGTACGTTTATCAGGCAGGAGATAAATTGTTCTTAGATGTGGATGGTTTATTGGCCAGATATGCAAACTGGCGGAACATAGCAGAATGGCCAGAAGTACCCGGGGCTCAGCAGTCGCACGTTAGACTCGCAGCAAAGCAAGGGGATCCAACAGAAAAGAACGGAGTAGTCGGTGCGTTTTGTCGGATATACGATGTGTACCGTGCAATGGAAACCTTTTTACCGGGTGAATATGTTCCCTGCGAAGATGGTACAGGGAGATATTCGTACAGCGGTGGATCAACAACGGGCGGTGCTGTCATTTACGATAATGGCTCCTTTCTTTATTCACATCACGCGACAGATCCGGTTGGCGGTCGTCTGGTTAACGCATTTGACCTTGTTCGATTGCACCGTTTTGGAGATAAAGACGATAACGCTAAACCAGATACGCCAACGAACAAGCTACCATCATTTGTGGCCATGTGTGAGTTTGCTATTGCAGACGCAGGTGTTGCTGCTTTATTAAATCAGGAACGTTATGAGAAGGCTGTACAGGATTTTTCTACTCCTCTAACTGGGGACAGTGATACGGCTAATTGGATTGGTAAGTTAGCAGTGAGTGCGACCACAGGGGCGCCCGCTAAGACGACTGATAACGTACTCATTATTTTAGAGCATGATCCTTTATTAAAAGGTAAGTTAGGTTTTGATGAGTTCGCTAGTAGAGGGGCTGTGCTAGGGGCTCTGCCATGGAATGCTAGTAATGAACGGCGACAGTGGACAGATGTCGACGATGCCGGTTTACGTCATTATCTCGAACGTACGTACGGTATAACGGGCAAGGAGAGGATATTTGACGCTGTTGCCCTACACGCTCACAAGCATACGTTTAACGATGTACAAGAGTGGCTGACAAGCTTAGAGTGGGATGGCGTAAAACGCTTAGATAGGCTGCTTACGGATTACTTAGGGGCAGCAGATTCAATGTACACACAAGCTGTATCCCGTAAATCACTTGTAGCAGCTGTAGCACGCGCTATGACTCCTGGATGCAAATATGATCAGATGCCCATACTTACAGGGCCGCAAGGGCTGGGAAAGAGTACATTTTTACGCTTATTAGGAAAGCGGTGGTATTCGGATAGCCTTCAGACGTTTGAAGGAAAAGAAGCATCAGAGATGATACAAGGCATCTGGATTAATGAAATTGGTGAGCTTACGGGCATGACAAAATCTGAAGCTAATGCGGTAAAGCAGTTCCTGAGTCGGACAGAGGACATCTACCGTGAGCCATTTGGGCGGCGTACAAAGGCGTTTCCGAGACGATGCGTGTTTTTCGGGACTACAAATGACAGTGAATTTTTAAAGGATCGAACAGGAAATCGCCGCTTTTGGCCTGTGGAGGTAGGCGTCCAACAACCAACGAAAAGCGTATTTACCCAGATGGAAGCTGAAGTACCTCAAATATATGCAGAAGCTTTCTTCTACTGGCAAATGGGCGAGAAGCTGTATTTAACAGGGGATGCAGAAGCAGAGGCTAAGACACAACAGGAGAAGCACCAGGAGAGTAATGCAAAAGAAGGCGTAATCCGTGAATTTGTGGAGCGCCGAGTACCTGTGGGCTGGGAGAAACGTTCACTGAGTGAAAGGCGCATGTATTGGTCCGGGGAGTTTGGCCGGAACGAGGTAGACACGGTGGAACGGGATCGGGTATGTGCTTTGGAGGTGTGGTGCGAATGCCTAGGAGGCGAAATAAAGATGATGCGCAGGTCGGATGCACTAGAGATTAATGGAATATTATCATGCATTCCCCGCTGGAAACGTCACGGAAGCACGGCCAGATTTGGGTATTGTGGAACACAAAAAGGGTTTGTAAAACTGTAAACTTAGCCTTGTAAACTTTATCGATTCTGTAAACTTTCAAAGTAAACGTTGTAAACCTTCCAAATTGAGAAAGTTTACAGGTAAGTTTACAGCTTCAACCCTTATAAATAAAGGCATTTCTCTTATTTGTAAACCTTGTAAACTTTAATAGTTATATAAATAAATAATAAAGGAAATAGGGAGCGCGCGTAACACCTAACACGCCTAACGCACCTGTATACACACGCGTAAGGGATTTTGGTTTCAAAAGTTTACAGCAAAATTCCCAATAATTGCGATTTTGGATTGGTCAGAAGAGGTGAAATCTCATGAGAGAGAAAGACATAGAAGCGTATCTTCGAAAGCAAGTTAAGGCTGTAGGAGGACGTGCGTATAAATTTGAGTCACCCGGGAATGCAGGCGTACCTGATAGGCTTGTCCTTTTCCCGGGCGGCAGAGCAGCTTTTGTGGAACTGAAAGCACCGGGTAAAAAGCCTACAGTTTTACAACTAGCCCAAGGGAAGAAGATCAGTGGATTAGGATTCACGGTTCTGGTAATTGACAGCAAGGAAGGAGTAGACGAATTTATCCGAGAGCATCAAGAGGTGGGTAGCAAGTGAAGTATGTTCCACATGCTTATCAACGCTATTGCATTAACAGACTAATAACTGACGAGACTTTAGGGTTGCTATTGGATATGGGACTTGGCAAGACTGTTATCACTTTAACCGCGATAAACGATTTAAAATATAACCGGTTTGCTGTCAGTAAGGTGCTGGTTATCGCCCCGAAGAAGGTTGCGGAATCGACATGGGTAAAAGAAGCAGCTAAATGGGATCATTTACAGATGTTACGCATTATCCCGGCATTAGGATCATTGGCCAAGAGGGTAAAGGCTTTGAATACGCCCGCTGACATTTATGTTATTAATCGCGAGAACGTGCCTTGGCTAGTTGAATATTACCGGAATGTATGGCCGTTTGATATGGTCATTGTAGACGAATTTAGTAGTTTCAAGAACCATCAAGCAAAGCGGTTTAAAGCTTTAACATGGGTACGTAAGCATATCAGCAGATTTGTAGGATTGACAGGCACACCAGCTCCTAACGGGTTATTGGATTTATGGGCGCAGGTGTATTTACTAGACGAGGGGGAGCGGTTAGGTGTAAAGATTGGTGATTTTCGAGAAAGATATTTCGAGCCAAATCAACGAAATAGAGAACGGATCTTCAACTATGCACCAAAGCCAGGAGCAGAAGAGGCAATTCAAAAACTGATAGGAGATATTTGCGTTAGCATGAAGGCAGAGGATTATTTAGAACTCCCGGACTGCATATCAGTTACCGTACCGGTGGTGCTTGATAGAAAGGCACAGGTTGCCTATCAGACCTTAGAGAAAGAAATGCTGCTTGAAGTAGATGAGACTACTATCGATGCAGGATCGGCAGCAGTGTTGACGAACAAACTACTGCAACTATGTAATGGTGCGGTCTACGATGAGGATAGGGAGATGGTTGAGATCCATCGATGCAAGATAGAGGTTTTCCTAGAGCTTGTGGAGGGATTGAATGGAAAGCCGGCCCTTGTATTTTATAATTTCCAGCATGATAGAGATCGAATTAAAAAGGCGTTAGAAGGATCGGGGCTTAGAGTACGCGAATTAAAAACGCCACAAGATGAGGACGACTGGAATAATAGAAAGATTGACATTTTACTTGCACACCCAGCAAGTGCAGCTTATGGCCTTAACCTTCAGCAAGGAGGAAACCACGTCATTTGGTTTGGCCTTAATTGGTCTTTGGAACTATACCAGCAAGCAAATAAACGTCTACATCGACAAGGGCAAACCGAGAAAGTGATTTTACACCACCTAGCTGTAGAAGGGGGCGTTGATGAGGACGTCTTGGCAGCACTAAATACAAAAAGCGCCACCCAAGCCGGCTTAATGGAGGCATTAAAAGCAAGAGTTGAAAGGGTTAAAGGAGAGTGAGTAGAATGCAAAAACAAACAGGACTTAATCCAGAGCTTCTTGAAAGTATCACACGTGCCGCCGTACAAGCCGTGATTGATTTTCAAGTGAAGGAGAAGAAAAAACAAGAGAAGGCGAAAAAAGACTGGCGTTTACGAAATACAAAACTTTTACTAAAAAACTATCGAGCTTTTGTGGCACATTGTGGAAAGATAGAAACAGAGATGGAGCTACTAGACATGGCAGAAGTCTTAGACGAGCTGTATACGGAAGATTTTGCTGTTGAATCAATTAGACGTAGCAAACAACGAACAAAAGCGATGGTAGACTTTATAAGTCGTATGTTAAATGCATATAAAAATATGTGCGAGCAATCAGGGAAGACGGAAGAGATTCGACGATATAAAATCATCTACGCCCTATACATTTCTGAGCAAAAACAAGAGATTGAAGATGTGGCCAAATGTCACAAAATCGAGACCAGAACAGTATACAGAGACATAACCGAGGCGGTAAAAACCTTGTCAGTATTGGTTTTTGGCGTTGACGGCCTTAGGCTTGAGGCATAGCAATAGCGTGACAAAAATCTGCCCTATTCAAGCCATACATTCCATGCTAATATGATAGTGTGAGATAAATAGGTAAACCATTAGAGCCACTCGTAAAGATTTACGCCATGCATATCGTGTGACGTAGCTTATCGGGTGGCTTTTCTATTGAGGTGATATGGGTGCAGAAGGGTTATTAAAAAGAGATCTCCGTTACAAGACGACAAAAATCATAAATGTTATCGATGCGTTTGGGTGAGTTACTCGGGATATAAGATTTTGTTTAACAAACAAGTGTATGTTCGGAACAAGTAAAATTCTTATTTTCTATAAGGTTAGAGGAATTTCCATTTTCAAGAAGAATAGATTTTAGAAAAGGAGGAATTACATATGCATGAAAACTCAAAGTATGACCATCCAATTTTTTCAAAACAGCTCAATGAAGATTTTGAACTCTGTAAAATAATTTTTAGAGACAGAGGATTTGTTTTTGAAACTGATCATATTAATTATTGGATGATCAGGAATGGTGAAGAAACGATATACATTTCGTCAGGGATTCACTCTTTTCTAATCAAAAGAAACACAAACAGAGTAAAAGATGAAATAGAGTTACTTGTACGAACAGATGATTATTCCAAGAAATACAGAAAAGGGGATTTGTCATTTTTCGTTGGTAAGGGATTTGGTGACAGAGTGCTTGGATTTAAGGAAACCGATATGACCGATGAAGAAATTAGACGCTTTTTTATTGTAAGTGAAAAATTTCTAAACCTTATTGGTGAGAATACCGAGGAATTATTAATGAGTATGAACCCAAGGAAACTTGATGCAGTTGTTTGTGCCGATGTATTATATGAGTTAGTTGGTAAAGTTTTATTAAGGCTAAAACATAACGCAGAAGCTGTAGAGGATTGTGGCTTGACAATGGAAAAATACGAAGAAATACATCAGATTGATCAATTTGAAAGAAAAAAATTAAACGTATTGTTAGATGGATCAGAAGCAATTATTCAGCAATACATATAATTTGTGTTTTAAGCCGTGCTAAAGCATGGCTTTTTATTTTGCACATCGTTGGGCTTCTGAAGTTCGATAGGAAACTATCATAGCGCGACGGACTTCTGAATCCGAATGATGGGCGAAAGTTGAAAGGAGGAATTGTAATGGAACCAGGTGCTTATAAAATAACATGCTTAGCAAACAGAAAAATTTATGTAGGTGAGGGCATGGGCACGACAGTGAAGGAGATGAGTTTCTATTGCCAAGCAGAGCTAAACGGCCGTGTTCTTATGTTCGTTGTCCAGAGCTAACGACAGAACGTTTTTGCCAAGCACATAAGAAACAGTATGACCAAGAACGTGGGTCTTCTAAGAGCCGAGGCTATGACGCAAAGTGGAGAAAGGCAAGGGAGTTATTTCTAGCACAGAATCCACTATGCGTCCATTGCATGAGTAATAACCGGTTAACAGCTGCTACTGTGGTTGACCATATTACAGCCCATAAGGGAGATCGGACTTTGTTCTGGGATAGGAAGAACTGGCAACCGTTATGCAGCTCTTGCCATAGCAGGAAAACCGTACTAGAAGACGGTGGATTCGGAAGATAGCAGGGCTGAAAGTCAAGAAATAGACAAGGGGGAGGGGGGATCAAATCTCTAGGGGATTTAAAACTATAGACCGCGCCCCCCTCGAACGCAAAAAAAAGTCCCCAAAAATTTTTCGTTAAGGGGGTGGGCAACTTGGCTGGCGTTGTAAATTTCGATCATATGCGAGTTGGGAAAAAAGGTGGCGGAAAGCATTGGACTAAAAAGGAAGTTGAGCAACGTCAAGCAGCTGCCCAAAAACTCCAACGTCAAAAAAAGAAGAAATTAAAAATGCCAGATTGGCTAGATGATGAAGCAAAAAAAGTTTGGAAAAAGACATTAAAAGATATGTCCGAATTTGAAATTTTAGACAAAGTAGACGAGGACGTGCTAGCAGCTTATTGCGACGCAGTAGCTCGGTACAAAGAGACATCAAGTTTAGTAAGCCTTAACGGATATACGGAAATGAATAATGCGGGTGTAAGTGTAGTAAGTGGCTACGTGAAAGCTCAACAGAGTTATGCTCGTTTGATTCTACAGTATTCAGACAAGCTTGGGTTGAATGCAAATTCTCGTGCAAGATTAGCGAAAAAAATAGCGGAGGAAGGAGATGATCCAAATGCAGACCTCTTCAACTGATTGGGAGGACGTGCATCCTACAAACCGATATGCCGCAGAAATTGTGGAGGGCATACGTCCCAGTTGCCGCATGGAGCGTTTGGCGTGTGAGCGCCACTTAAAAGATTTGAAGCGGCAAGCTACAGAAGATTTCCCTTACGTGTTCGATGAGTCGAGAGCCGATCGGGTTTTTGAGTGGTTTGAAAGTTGTTGTCGGCATGTTCGGGGGCCTTTTAGCGGGGAGCTCATAGAATTACTGCCTTTTCAGAAGTTTGATTTGGGTTGCGTATTTGGCTGGGTTCACATGGATACTGGTAAACGCAGGTTCCGTAGGTCTTTTAATATGCGTGCCCGAGGAAATGTAAAGTCTACAGAGATGTCAGGCCTAGCTTTGTACGGCATGTGTAGCGATTGCGTTTATCCACCAGATAGACCAGGTGAAAAACGGTATGAAGACAGCCCAGAGGTTGAGTGTGCGGCAGTTGATAGACTTCAGGCGAAACGTGTTTGGACTGATGCAAAGAAAATGGGCGAGAAAAGCCCTGATATTCGCAAGCGCTTGCGAATTAAGGAGACTTATATCAAGCACGCATCAAGAGACGGATGGTTAAGGCCACTCTCCAAAGATACGAAAAATAAGGACTCAGGCGCACCTTGCCTTGTGATTATTGATGAATATCATGCTCATCCAACAAGTGAGATTCATGACGTGTTGTACTCTGGCTTCGGAAAACGGCTCCAATCACTCATGATGATTATTTCAACAGCGGGTAAAGATGCCGAAAACAATCCGTGTAAACAAGAGTATGATTCATGTTGTAAAATGCTCAAAGGTAAAATTCCAATGAATGAATCCTACTTTGTTATGATCCGTGAGATTGAGAAAGAAGATGATCCTCACGATGAAAATGCATGGGTTAAAGCTAATCCTATCTTGCAGGGGGATAATGAATATTCCAGAGAGTTACGGGATCAGATACGTACAGAGCATGACGATGCCTACAATACTGGAAATCCAGCAAAGATTCGAGAATTTTTGACCAAACGGGTTAATAGATGGCAAGCAGACAGTGAACAAAAATATATGTCAGGAATTATGGACATATGGAAAGAGCTTGCTGTAAATAGAAGTGAGTTTCTTGCAACGGTCAAGGGGATGGAAAATTGGACAGGACTCGATCTTTCAAAAACAACTGATTTAACAGCCACAGGGTATGTGTTTCGATTGGAGGATGGCCGTTTTGCTTGTACAGCTCATGGGTTCATGCCAGAAGAATCCGCAACAAGGCATGAACATTCTGACCGAGTACCATACAGGTCATGGACAGAAGAAGGATGGTGTACGCTTACAGAAGGAGCTGTTACTGATTACCGATACATTAAGTCTCACATCCATGACAAGGAATTTGATGAGAAATGGAAAATCAAAGAAATCTGCTTCGATGGGTACAACGCCACTCATTTTGCGCAGGAATTAGCTAGTGAGGGCTATGAAACCGTCGAAATACCTCAGACAATGAAGCATCTTTCAGCACCTACTAAGCTTTTCAGAGAGTTAGTTTTAAAAAGACAGATTGTCCATGACGGTAGTCCTTTACTTACTTGGTGTCTATCAAACGCAGTAGAAATTGTGGATTCCAACGGTAACATAAAGCTATCGAAAAAGCATAAAGATGACAGCCAGCGTATCGATTTAATCGCGGCTATTATCAACGCACTGGCAAGGGCGATGTTGAACAGCGACAATAGATCAGTTTACGAAAAACGGGGACCAAGATCGCTTTAAGACATAGAAAGGAGGCAGTTTCGTGGGGTTTCTCGCTAGAATACTTGAAAAAAGACCAAAAATTACAGTTGAAAATGTACGAGAAGCCTGCCTGTTGGTAGGTTTTTTTAGTTTTGGATATGGACTTTGGCAAGTCTACCCGCCCTCCATGTGGATAATCTGTGGAATAATGGTGCTGTTTATCGGCTTGCCAGCAAGAAAAGAGGGCTGATAAATGGGGCTTTTAACAGATTTAGTAGGTAAAAGACCATATTCAATGGATGATTTTACGCGTGATGCCAGGTCTTTTTTGCGGGGAAAACAGGCTTTGTCGGGGGTAACTGTTAATGAAGAGACAGCTTTGCGGTACATCACAGTATATTCATGTGTTCGTGTACTGGCTGAGACATTGGGTAGTCTCCCTTTATCTGTCCATCTTACAAGATCAGATGGTGGAAGCGATAAAGCTCAAGATCACCCAGTGTATGAGCTTATCCATGACCTTCCCAATGACGAAATGACAACGCAGACCTGGCGTGAGGCATCAATGGGGCATCTTACATTAAGCGGTAACTGTTACTCGATTATTACGCACAACAATAAAGGACAGGTAGTTGATCTTTACCCGGTGGATTGGCATATGGTTGATCCAAAACGTAACCCAAGCACTGGAAAAATTGAATATCACATTGTTGATCGGGGGAAGGTAGAAGTTTTCCCGATCGAAAAGGTTTTTCATATACCAGGTTTCGGGTTTGACGGGATCAAAGGCTATAGCCCTATTCGAATGGCTGCTGAATCTATCGGAATTGGAATGGCTGCTTCTGAGTTTTCAGCGCGATTCTACGGCCAAGGCATGAATATCGGCGGTGTCTTAGAACACCCCAGTGAGCTGAGTGACGAGGCATATGGACGCTTACAGACATGGATCGAGGAGAAAGGATCGGGAATGGCCAACTCATGGTTGCCTTTGATATTGGAAGGAGGTATGAAGTTTAGTCGAATCCCGATGCCACTTACGGATGCTCAATTTGTTGAAACAAGAAAATTCACCCGCGACGAAATAGGCGGGTTATTTCGCGTGCCGCCCCATATGATTGGAAATTTGGAACGAGCCACTTTCTCGAATATCGAGCATCAAGGCATAGAATTTGTTCAGCACACGATGCTCCCGTACATCACCAGATGGGAGCAAGCAATTAATTGGAAGCTGTTCACAAAAGACGAACGTGAGAAAGGGTATTATGCAAGATTTAACCTATCAGGTCTTTTGCGTGGCGACTACAAGAGCAGGCAAGAAGGTTTAGCAATTATGAGACAAAACGGTGTTATCAATGCCGATACTTGGCGCGGTTTGGAAGGGATGAATCCGATCGATGGGCCAGAAGGACAGGAATATTTAGTTAACGGAAACATGATTCCAGTAACAGCGGCAGCTAGTAAAGGAGGTGAAACAGTAAAATGAGTGTTTCTGAAATCAGAGCAGAGATAGATAAGACAAAAGATAAAACCCGTCCCAAATTCTGGTCCTTTAAAGTCAATAATCAGAATAAAGGAGAACTTTATCTTTACGGGATTATTGAAAATTACTCGTGGTGGGGCGATGAATTGACGCCAAAAACGTTTCAAGCGGAACTTGATGCTTTAGGCGATGATATTTCGGAGTTACATGTTTATATCAACTCAGATGGCGGAGATGTTTTTGCAGGGCAAACCATCTATAGCATGCTAAAACGCCACAAAGCACAAGTAATTGTCCACATTGACGGAATAGCGGCGTCAATTGCGACTGTTATCGCAATGGCTGGCGATATCATTCACATGCCACGAAATGCCAGTATGATGATCCATGGGCCGTGGACATATATTAGCGGCAATGCGGAACAGCTACGGAAAAGAGCAGATGATTTGGACGCTGCAAAAGAGGGAATGATTGCAGCCTATCAAGAAAAAACAGGTATAGACAGAGATGTTCTTTTACCAATGTTAGCGGTAGACAAGTGGTTGACGGCAGAAAAAGCCGTTGAACTAGGGTTTGCGGATGTAATTGATGAAGATAAGCAAATTAGTGCGTGCCTAACCGACGGTAGGTGCATAATTAACGGACAACAAATGGATTTGATAAGAAAATACGAAAATGTACCTCAAGATTTATTAACTGCTAAAGCTTCAGCAGAGAAAGTAAAAGCAAATACACCCATAGAAACAGAGCGTCCGAAGGGGTCGCTTTCTTTGTATGAAAAAAGGATTAAAAATAACAATCACCGGAGGTTTTAAGCGATGGAAAAACAAAATGTAATGTTGTTTTCTATGAATCTTCAATACTTCAACGAGACTACCGTGCAAGAATTGTTACAGATGCGTGCGGAGAAAATTAAACGTCAAGAAACCATCATAGCGCTCGCTAAATCTGAAGAATCTCGTGATCTGACAGAAGAGGAAGACCAAGAGTTCGAAACGCTAGAATCAGAAATCTTAGAAATGGATAATAAAATTGAGGCTCGACAAAAGATGGCACGCCGTGAAGGCATTGTGGCCACTCGGACAAAAGAGTTAGGTACAACAGTTACCCCATTTCGTCCAAGCGCATTATATGGAGGCCCTACACAACCGCCACAAAAGGACGATGGGGGATTCAAGAATCTAGGAGAATTTATCCATGCTGTACGTTTTGGAGATACAACAGGACGATTGTCTGAGTTACCGATTGGACAAGGACAGGGTGGAGGATATGGAGTTCCCGATGCTTTTAAGGCACAAATTTTGCCAAGTAAAATGAGAGCTCAGTGGTCAATGGGTACTGACTCTGAAGGAGGATATGCAGTACCAGACCAATTTCGCCCTGACGTGCTTATGATCAATCCATCCGCATCTATTGTTCGACCAAGAGCTACCGTTTTACCAGCGGGTGACCCAGCAGACGGAAAAATAACGATGCCTGCTCTCGACCAAGGTTCCAATGGTGTTTATGGAGGGGTTGAGGTAGCATGGATCGGGGAAGGAGAAGAAAAACCAGATACTAGCGGTAAATTAAGAGAGGTTTCTCTTCAACCACACGAAGTAGCTGCCACAACGGTAGTAACAGATAAACTGTTGCGAAATTGGGTAGCTGCTGATTCGTTTATTAGCTCACTGTTGACTAAAGCTATGAATGCTGCTGAAGATATCGCTTGCCTTAGCGGAGATGGCAGTAATAAACCTACAGGGATTATCACAGCTAAAGGTAGCATAACGGTGAATCGTGAGGCAGCTGGAAAGGTGACTTACACAGATGTTGTGATGATGCTTGCAAAATTGAATCCAGAATCATTGAGTGACGCGGTATGGGTTGCCAATCAATCTATTCTTCCAGATATCGTTACTCTTCAAGACCCTTCAGGTAAATATATTTTTATTCAAGGTGATGCGACAAAAGGAATCCCTAGTACGTTAGCTGGAATTCCAATTCAGTTTACAGGTAGAACACCAGCAAGAGGCCAAAAAGGAGACCTTGTTCTAGTAGACCTTAAATATTACTTAATTAAAGATGGATCTGGCCCATACATTGCCGCATCTGAGCATGTACTCTTTAGACAAAACAAGACAGTTATTAAAGTGTTTTGGAATATGGACGGAAAACCTTGGGTTATCGAGCCACTGCTCTTGGAAGACAAGGTTACAAAGGTTAGTCCTTATGTTGTGCTGGATGTACCTAAAGTGTAAAGGAGCCTTCTGGGGCTCCTTTTCTATATTACAAAGAGGTGATGATGAGGCATGTCTACTAAAAAATACGACGTAATAGCCGATTTTATTGACGAAATGACTGGCAAAATCGTACCTGCTGGCTCCATTTTCGAAGCAGATGAACCACGTGCTGAAAGGGCTAAAATTGCACTTGTTATCAGCGACAGATGGAACGAAACGCATGAGGATGATGTCGAAGGGCTAGTCAAATTAGGCGGGGGATATTACGAATTGCCTAATGGTGAAAAGGTTCGAGGAAGAGACAAAGCAATAGAGGCTTTACAAGCTCTAAAAGCAGGTGAAAGTGATGGCGATGAAATTAGTAGTGAAACCGACGCAGGAACCGATAACCTTGGAGGAAATGAAAGCTTATCTGAGGATTGATGACAACGAGTTTGATGACGTGATTCCCTCTCTTATTCAAGCAGCTGTAGAGCACTGTGAAATCTACCAGAATCGGGCTTATATCACTCAAGCGTGGGAGATAACATTTGATCATTTCCCACAATCCTACATCAAGATTCCTAAACCTCCATTACAAGAGGTGGTAGGTATCACATTCATAGATAAAGACGGGAACCAAATAGCCTGGGGGCCTGAGAACTATATCGTGGATAACTATTCAGAACCAGGGCGCATAGTTTTAGCACATGGAAAAACGTGGCCTTCTGTGACTCTCCAGCCTATTAACGGAGTACGGATACAATTTGTTGCGGGATACGGAGATCCTACCGACATACCTGAAAGAGTGAAACAAGCGATAAAAATATTTGTTGCGCATCGATTCGAATTTCCTGAGTCAGAGGACGTTCCTGCGGTAGTCTATTCCCTATTAAGACCAACTAGGATATCACCTCTATGAGAATAGGATCTTTGCGACATCGCATTACGATTCAGGAGCGACTCGGGCTTGTTTTTCAGGATTTTGCAAAAGTATGGTCATCCATTGAACCAATCAGTGCCAATGAAAAGCTAGAACGAGCGGACATGGAGCAGTCTAACACCCATCGAATTAGGATTCGTTTCCGAAGAGGACTCACTTCTACGATGAGGATTATCTACAAAGATAGGCTATTTAGCGTTGAGTCCATCATTGATCCAAAAGAAAGACAGAAGGAATTGGAGCTGATTTGCGAAGAGCTGCTTCCTCTCGTAGATACGATTACAATCAAGCGAAAACAAAAGATCCGGGGCCCTCAAAATGTAGTGACATCAAAAACAATAGAGCGCCAAACCAAAGCTTGCATTCTGGAAACGACGTCTACTCACTCTCAAGCTGGCCACGATCCGATCCAATGGCAACAAACAGTGACCTTCCACGTGGAACTAAGCGAGGACGTAATAAAAGGAGATTATATCGAAGTACCAGACAAAGGAGTCTTTTTTGTGACGGAGGCAGATCGAAAGAAACACTTCCTTGTAGGAGTTGCCGTCCAAGAAAAACGCGGAGCTGAACAAAATGGATCTTCTGCAATTCGAGCATAAAATACTACAGCTTAGTGAAAAAGAAATCAGTAAGATCGAAAAGAAAATCTTACGGCGCATTGGTACGGTCTTTTTGAAAGCCATTCGTAAAGAAATTAAGCGTTTAGGACTCGTGCAGTCTAAAGAAACAATGAAATCATTTACGAAGGGCAAAAGAGGCAATATCTTTCGTTTCGACAAGGATCGTAATGCCTTTACATTAGAAGTCGGATCAAGCTATTACATTGCTCGTTTCTTAAATGACGGCTATGTGATCAAAACAAAGCATTTTGTTCCTGGCCGTATGGAAGGGAGTAAATTTATCTACGATCCAAATGCTACAACCACGATTAACGGGAAAGAACAACCTACTGGCATTATGATGCACCCACGTAGTTTCATCGGTCGCAATTACTTGGATTTGACCATCGTGGGGATTGAGGGTGGATTAGTAGAATTGATAGAGGATTTGCTCCAGAAAGAGCTAGATAAGGTGATGGAACGATGAGAGAACTACCTATCTTGATCGATCTTTTTCACGAAATGTATCCCGAGTACGATATCCTATGCGAACAAGAGGAATGGCTATCTAATAATTTTGAACCCCCATGTATTTTTTTACAGACAGAGGTAGTTACTGAACAGCTATACAGTTCTACCAGCTACATGGCCATAGTTGATGCGGGAATTGTTCTCCATCATCCAAAAGAAGAGGGCGTCTATCAACCAATAACCACGGAGCCACTACGGTGCTACTTACGCAAGGAAAAATATAGCTATCGCAGTTCATCAAGCGGGTTATTTATCAATATAGATAGCGATTCTTTCGATATTCGCACAGATAAAAAGGATCGGACAGAAATTACATTTCGTTTTGAATATATAGGGTCCTTAGACAAGGATAAACAAGAAAAAATCCAAGACTTTAACATTGAGGAAGTGTGACATGGCCAAGAAATCAGATCAAAATGAGACGATCGCCACCACTGCTGACAACTATAGAAAAAAAACAGAGTGGATAGAGAGCGCAGTTGCCCTTCAAGCGGAACGTTTTGAGGTGGCGGGCGCTCTTTTTAAGTACAGAAATAATCAAATGCTTTCCGAAACGCAGGTCATAGAGGATCTGCAAAAATTTAAGGAGGGTGAGTAAAATTGATTCAACGTGAAAGACCAGGTGTGACGGTTGAACTTAAGGCAAAAGCAACAGAACGCGTATTACCGAAATCAGGTATTGTATTAGTCCCATACCAAGCGGAATGGGGCGCACCGGATGAAATTATAAAAATGATTGGGTATGAGGAACGAATTTATGAAACGTTCGGGAGAACAGACGCTTTGGAGCTGGCGGCCGAATCAGGGGCTACCCTTTTAGGGTATCGAATGACAAACGGGAAGGCGAAGGCAGCTAGTTATGTTCAAGCAAAAGCTATTCGGATCGAGGCAAGGTATCCCGGTCTAATCGGTAATGATATCAGCTTCTCGATTCTCCCATCTTCTGCGGAACCAGGCAAGAAGGAGCTACGCGTGATTGGGCCAGCCAAAGATGAAAAATTCTCGTTTAAGGACGTACAAGAGCTTGTCACCAAAACAGAGCAATCCATGTATATTGTGGTGACAAAAGAGGGAGATCAAGACATTGCCGAAGTATCAGAAACCTATTTGACTGGTGCTGAATCAGGAACTGAGCAGCTGGTTAATAAGGATTTTGTTACCTTGTTTCAAAGCGTTGGCGGAGCCGATTTTGATGCGATGTATCTCCCTTCAACAGATGATGCTATTCTAGCGGCAGCCAAACAGTTTATTGAAGATCGACGCAAACAGTCTAAAAAGTTAAGTACCTTAGTCGTTGGCGGGAAGAAAGAGGAAGACACAAACATGCAAAAACAAAACGAGCGTTCTGTTGCAATGGACGCTCGTTTTGTTGTAAATTGCGCGATCTCAGGAACGCACAATAAAGGCAAGGAGTACAGCAGCATGGAATGGGCAGCATGGCTTGCGGGTATGATTGCAGCTACTCCAGCTCATATTTCTTTAACGGCCCAACCTGTACCCCTGAAAAGGGCGAAAAAAGATTGGGGGTTCAGCGAGATCCAGTCGGCTCTTAACTCAGGGACGTTGATTGCCGTCCGTGATGGAGACTCTTACCTGATCGAAAGTGCTGTAAATACATTGAACAATCTTAAAGCTGGGGAGCGAGAAGACTTTGGGAAAATTCGCGTCTCTATGACTCTTGATCAGATCGTAAACGACATTACCTCTGTTGGCAAAAAGTATAAAGGGAAACTGGACAACAACGATATCGGGGGAGCTACATTTGTCGGAGCTGTAAAGACTTACCTTGAAGTGCGCGAAGCTCAAGGGGCGCTTGATACGGGCTGGATTTTCGAAGACAAGAAGAATGGCGTAGGCGACAAGCGGGGATTCAGACTTGCGGCCAAGCCATTAGATGCGATTGAAATTTTCGATGTTGAATGGGAGGTGCTATAGATTATGGCAGCACATAACCTGTATTTAAAAAATACACAAGTTTACGATGATACAGGGGAAGTTTTCCCAGGAATGTTAGAAGCAAAAGCCGTGTTAAAAACACAAACGGACCCCGTTTATCGGCTACGAAAAGGAGAAACGGAAGATATCGTCTCCTACCATGTAGAAGTATCTTTTACGTTGACAGGTCAAAATTCCGAGTTGAAATACTTCATCATTGAACAAATTACACAAGGAAAAACTCCTATTTTGCCTATGTTAACGGGGGAACAGTGGGATAAAGAGAACAATGTAAAAGAAATTGTCCGATTAACGAACATTCGCCTAGTACCTGAAGAGCTTACGATCTTTGAGGCGAAAGCAGAGGGCAACGATAAGGCTACTTATCAAATTCGAGGTAAGACGAACGATAAACCTGATTTCTTAGAAAAATTCCCTATTTATGAGGATTAAGGAGAGCGAGAACGATGAATAAATTAGAAAAATATTTAGCAAAAGCCACAGAAGAAAAGGTTCGAAAAGAAATTGAGGTTACGATTGACGGTGCGATTTGGAGAGTTCGTGAACTCTCTATGGCAGAACTACGCGCTTGCGAGCGTGAAGCTGATAGAAACGATAAATTTGACTGGTTTCGCTTCAATGACGCACGAATTGTAAAAGCTACCGAACACGATTTTGAATGGCACAATGTAGAGCTCTTGAAAGCCTATAAGGTAAAAGGGAAATACGATCTTCCAGAAAAAATGTTTGGTCACGACAAAGAAGGATACGCTGCCTTATTAGCAGCAGTTGACGAAGTGAATCGGAAGGTAAAAACGGAAGAAGAAACGGTGGAAGAGCTAAAAAACTCATAAAAACCGACGGGGAGGCTTATTATGTGGCAAGGTCCTACTTGATTAGGCGAATCCTCCCCTCGGATATTCTCGATTATGAGGTAGATAAGCATATGCAAAAGCTCTTTATTTTTGCATGTGAAAAAGTAGAGTTAGAAGAGCGGGAAACGTCGTAGCGTTTCCTGTTCTCCCCCTAGCGAGTGAAGGTTAGGGAGAGAATAAATGTCGAATGTTATATATTTACATTTGGAAGATTCTTGTTGAGTATAGAGAGGAGGGGATAACGAGGAAGGGGAATCGTTTATGTGGGAATTTATTCTGGGCTTTCTTAAATTTGTGGGCGGCATCATGATGTTTTTATCAGGAATGATGCTTCTTTACGCGATTACTGGGGGAGGGCTGAAATATCTAACTTCAAAAGATAAAAGCTTATTAGAAGGTGCTATTGCCTATGTAATCTCGGTTCTAGTGCCAGGTATCGCATTTTGGTTGCTATCATTCATATATTTCTAGGAGCAGATGCCACATGTAAGAGGGCATCTTTTTTATTTGATTTTTGATAGAAAGGAGGTATTCACATGGCTAAGCCTAGAGTAACGGCCATACTTGGCACGCAAAACAAAATGTCTCCTGAATTACAACACGTTGCAAAATCAACTAGGAAAGCACGTGCGGAAATTACGCGTTTACACGGAGAAACGGATAAGACAGCAAAAGAATTTAAGCGCATGGGAGGGGCCTCTTCAAAGTCACAGCGAGAATTTTCCCGCAATGTGCAACACATGAATCAAGATGTAAGGCAGCTTCGATCGCGCCTACATTCGCTGAGTATGGTTCGTTCCACTCCAAAAGTGCGTGTAGATAATCAAGCAGAAAAAGAGCTGACGGGTTTGCGTAAGCGATTAAAAGAGTTAGACGGACAAAAAGTGGAGGTTGCTTTTGCAGGGTTTACGGGCGGTATGGTTGGTGGTGCGTTAGCTAACGGAGGCCCTGGCTTCTTCAGTCAAGTAACAGCAAACACGCAAGCGGAAGCACGACGAGCGATGAACGTAGGCGCTCAAGACATGACTGCCTTTCGTAAGCAAGCAACCGATTTTACTACGATCAATAAAAATGTAGATCGTGCTACGATCGTTGATTTAATGACGTCAGCTGAAAGATATGCAAAGAGCCAAGACCTTTCAAGGGGTAGCGCTAGCACCATTACCAAACAAGCCCTACAGCTCAGTGCCATTCGACCAGATATGGGCGGGGCCGAAGAATACCAAAAAACCATATATGCCATGCAGAATGCTTGGAAAGAGGTAACGGATGTTGGAAGGTTCGGGGATACACTGGCCGATATCACGAAAAACACAACGGATATCCGGGGGGAAGCTCTTGACTCTATTATTGAGTACAGCAACCAAGTTACTAAGTTTTTAGATACTCCTGAGAAGTTAGCCGCCTTAATGCGAGAAATGAACGGGCTGTGGTCCATTGATAAAGGGTTCGACGCGTTAAAAGAAACAACTTTAAAACTCTATAACCAAGGTGATTTAGAAAACGCCTTAAAAACAACGTATGAGGCCCAGGGAATGGATGGAGATAAAGCCTCCAAACGAGCCAAGGCAGAATCTGAAATGGTAAGTAAAAAAATTTCTTCGGGCAGTGCGGCCGACAGACAATACGCTGTAGGAGCTCTTATGCAAACCTTTGGCGGAATCAGTGATGAAAATATCCGTCAGCAGTTGCTAAATGAAATTGGAGCGGGTCCTGGAGAGGATTTAGGCACAAAGGCTTTTGCGGAATTGCTACGCTCATCAGGAAAGATTAGCAAGATGGACAGCAGTCAGTTTAGTAAACAAGGTGATCTGGATAAATCGTATCAAACCTATAAAGATAACGACCCTTTGTACTCTTTCACTGAGGCAAAAAATACCCTATCCAACGAGATGCTTGAATTAGGAATCGTAATGGGAGAGCACTTATCGCCTGTTATGCGTGAATTAGCGAAGGGGGCTAAATGGGTAAAGGAAGTATTGGAATCCATGTCCACCACGGGAGCTGTTGCTACAGTAATCGGTGGATTGGTTGCGGGATACATTGCGCTAAAAACATTTAATACGGCACTTGGAATGGCAATACGATCTTTACTTTCCCTTTCCGTTGGAAAATTGAAGAGAGCCCCTGAGGATGATTATGGAGGGGGAGACTACGATCCAGACAGGCGAAAAAGAAAGAAAAAACGAAAATGGTTCGGCGGGAAAAAGAAAGGACTTCCTCCTACATTAAAACTGGTTCCGAACACAGGAGGGTCCCTGCATGCAGAGAGTGTAGCCAAGGTAAATAAGCCTAGTCTACAAATCGTACCAAAAACCGTAAGTCATGCAGCTGAAGAAGTACCTCAAAGTATATGGAAAAAAGGGATTGAAAAACTAAGCGGCGGAGCTTCATGGCTAGGTAAAATAGGGTCTAAAGTTGGCGGCAGTTTACTAAATAAGATTCCCTTGCTAGGGGCTGCCTATGGTGCAGCTGACGTCCTCTCATCCGATGATAAAGCTGACGCTATAGTACGGGCAGGTGGATCGGCACTTGGAGGCTGGGGAGGTGCGGCTGCTGGTGCGGCGATCGGAACAGCTATATTACCTGGTATAGGAACGGCTGCTGGAGGTATCATAGGTGGAATTGCTGGTTCATCCGTGGGAGAGTGGGGAGCGCAAAAATTAAAAGAGTTATGGGATGGCTGGGGAGATAAGACGAAAGATGCAAGCGAGGGAACGAAAGCCTTTGCTGCTAGTGTAGACTCTATCGCTTCAAGAGTAATGGAGCAAGGCTCTTCGCTTATCCAGTCGCTAAAAGATGCGGCATCGAATGCAAGCGGCTTTTTCTCTGGGGCATTCTCTTCATTTTCAGCGACTCCCTATGCTAACGGTGGGATGATTAACCGGCCGCACCTAGGTCTAGTCGGCGAGGCAGGACCGGAAGCTATCATTCCTCTATCAGCAGGCCGAAGAAAAAGAGCATTAGAATTGTATGGGAAAACGGGAAGAGCACTCGGCATTCAGCCTTATGCAAATGGTGGGATTCCACGATCTACAGTATCTGGTTTGGCCGTTCCTAACTCGGGTATCGTGCAACAGATTAATTTTACCGTTCAGTCCCAACCAATAACGATTGAAGTCAACGCTCAGGGCGTTCTACAAGATGTGCAGGGCATTTTGAAGTTATTAAAAAGCCCAGCGGTCAGCAATGAGGTAAAACGCATGGTATCCACCATGTTCCTAGATGCGATTGAAACAGCAGGAGGGATAGCATGATTCGGATGCAAGGGAAATACCGACTAACCTTTCCGGTAACACCTGGCGAGATCCAAATGAAAGGGTACGGAAATGATACGGAAGTAACGACAACGATCAATCTTGTATCAAAAAATCGGATTGCAGCCAATCGAGCGAAATCAATTGCTTTCGATTTTTGGCTACCAGGAGATCCTACCAATGATTTGATAGAGGTAGAAGGTTATCAAGGGCCCCGTGAATGGTTAGCCGGATTGGATCGCATTTCAGGAAAAGAGGTTCTACTCACAATTGATGAATTGAATCTTGCTTGGAACGTACTGATTGGACCGGTTGATGGGAGTTTCAAGGGAATAAATGCTGGTTTTTACGGGAGTATTGAACTCCCTATTTTTATTAAAGACGAGTTTATTACGTGGACAAACAGCAAACAACTGTTAGCTCCTCCTACGATTAAATCAAAACCACAGAAAAAGAGGGCTAACACTTCGGGGAAGAAGGCAAAGAAAAAGATCATTCCTCTTGTCCCCTCTCAACAAGAGATGCAGCGTACAAAAATCCGTGATAAGTTATCCGGAGCTCAAATGGGGTTGTGATTAGAAATGCGTGTGATATATGGACAGGGTAGCCAGCGAATTGATTTATCTATGAAAGTGACAGAGCTATCGTGGAGCTCATCACGAGGGCAAATCGCACAGGTGTGCGACATCAAAGCAAAAGAAGCTCCTTATTTAGCACCGGCAGGCATTATCATGTGTTTTCACGAGCAAGTGAAAGAAAGAGAAGAGTTTTTTTACGGACCGTTAGTTGATTATGAAATCGACGATAAAACTGGAGATTTAAACGCAAAAGCATACGAAATATCCTGGTATCTCCAGAAAAACGATGTGTCTAAACCGTATATCAACGGGGATGCTGGTGAAGAACTGGAGCGAATTGTAAAAGCGTCTGGTATCTCTTTTTCTTGTCCAGCCTTTGGTTTCAAACTTAAAGAACGGTTATCATCTCAATCTTACGCCTCGTTGATCACAGACCTGACGGAAAAAGCAAATGATAAGACAGGCCGGCGATATTTTCTACAGGCGCACCGAAATAAATTGGAGCTACTTCCTGAAGGTAGTAACAAGTCCGTTCCTATTTTTAAAGCGTCTTTGCTAGAAACGAGCTCTACAGGCGGAAGCCTAGAAGAAGTGTACACTTCGGTAACAGTGGAACGGTACAAAGATGATAAAGTTGCCAGTTCAGTAACGAAAGAAAAACAAGCGTTGATAAACAAGTATGGCCGGATGCAGAAAATCATTGATGCAGGCGAGGAGAAAAATATATCCTCCTTAGCTTCGAAGCAATTAGAGGAATTGTCTGAGGTTCCGAAAACTCGCTCTTGCACGATCAGGCACAATGATCTAACAGCCTCTAAAATTCGTGCAGGCTGGCTAATAAAAATCATGGAGAAAGACGGGAAGACAATCACGGAATGGATCGTTACCTCTTGTAACGCCCATTGGAAAGGGGAATACACAATGGAATTACAGCTAGAAAGGAGAGGGTGATATGCATCAGGTTATTCACAAACTTATGGGAGCTGCACGAGCGGGAGCGGTAAACTCACAAGTCGAGTTCGGGACGATCAATAGTCTACGCCCTATGGTTATCCAGCTGGACGATGATCCTTCTCCTTTAAAAGAGGAGGATAAAGATATTGTTGTCTTAAAGGATATGGAAATCACAGAAAAACATATCGGGAGTAAATTTGCACTGATCAGCTGCACGAATGGCCAGTATTTAATTTTAGGTGAGGTGGTGTAGATGTTTCCGCAATTAGACGGTACGGACGATATTTCGGAGGATGAGGCTTCTCCCATCCCATGGACGTATAAAATAGATTGGACGACAATGCAGTTTATCAAAGGTATGGATGGGCGTTATCTAAAAACCAGCACCTATGCTGAGTATGTAGAAGAAACGGCCAAGAAAATATTACACACCAAACGGTTTCATTACTTGATCTACTCTGAGCAATACGGAGTGGATTTTTTGGACGACGTTGGAAAAATGCGCTCAGTGATTGGATTGCCTGTCGTTAAATTACAAGCGGAAGAGGCACTGGAAGCTCATCCGGAGATTGAACGGGCAGAGGTCACAGATATTAGATTTGAAAGGAAGCTCGTTATTTTTTCATTGCAGATCGAAGGAATAAGAGGAAAAACCAAGGTGGAGGTAGATATATGGCAGAGGTAAAAAAGCCAGAAATGCCCTTGTTGCGCGAAACGGCCGAAGAGATTTACCAACGGATGCATAACAGAGCGACAGTCTTAGCCTTGTCTCGTGGAGAAACCCCTCCCCCAGAAGGGGAAGGTGAAATTTTTTATGATTTTCTTTACCCACTCTCTATGGAAATTTCTGAGCAACAGCAATTAGATGAGTATCGCTTTTTACAATGGTATTTGCCTTGGGCAGATGGGGATTTTCTGGACGCTTGGGGAGTGTTTTTAGGTGTGAAGAGAAAAATGGCTGAGCCCGATGAGCTGTACCGACAACGAATAATGGAAAAAGCGGCTTCTGAAGAAGGTAGGGGCGCCGAATCCGACTATAAGCGCTGGATTAAAGAAGTAGCTAATGTAGGCGATCCGTTTATATGGGGGGAGGCTCCTAATACGATACACATTGCTTTGATCGATCAAGAGGGGATGCCGGCTAGCGAGGAACTGATTAAAACTGTACAAAACCATTTAGCTTTACCTGACAAACATCACTTAAACGATAAGATTCTTGTGTCTCCTGCTCAAATAATTGAAATTACCGTCTCAGGTAAATTGCTCGAATGGGAGCATACAACCGATCTTACCGCCACTATTGCACAAATCGAAAGTAATATACGTGCTTATGTTGCTGCTCAGAAAACAAAGATATTGTATTCCGAGATTTACCGTCTGTTTAAAGTACCAGGTGTCATTGATTATAGTGAGGTCCAGTTAAACGACGGGCAGGCTAATATCTCTATATCCTTTGCTACGATACCTATTATTAAATCAATAGTGGTGAGTACGCCATGACGATGATTCCAGAAAGATATCGGACTATGCTGCCGCCCCATTGGTACGAGAATCAGGTAGCGATACATCATTTTGATGGAGCTGGTGGGGAGATAGACTACCAGCGAGATAAGAAAACAGATCTGGAGCAACAAATGAATATCCAAACAGCGACATGGGGGTTGGTGTTTTGGGAATACATGTTTCAAGTTGTGCCAAGGTTTGGAGATTCCTATGAGACAAGACGGGCGAGAGTAATTGCAAAGTATCGACAGGTTAATCCATTTACTCCTGCTATGGCAAAAGAAATAACTGAATTATTTATCTCACCAGATGGAATAGACCGAATTGAGATAACAGAAAGCCCTGATACAGGTTATTTCTATATCTCGGTTCCCCTATGGTCAGTTTATGACATTGCTTCATGGGTGCATGATATTCATAAGCGAAAGCGGGTTCCCCATGTTTTTATGCCTCAATTAGCTAGCTATGATCGAATTGAGTTCGTTGAGACTGTCAAAGTAAATCAGCGGAGATATCACAAGGTTCATGAGTTTCGAGTTCGCATGACCCCTCTTAAATACCAAAATGAGGTGATTATTGATGGATAAAGCCTATTTGGATCGGGTTTCAGAAGATCTAGCAAAGAGAGCGTCCACCCTCATATTAAATAACCAAACTGTCCAATTGAGGTCTATCAAGCAGGAGGGAAGTAAGGTCATTGTGATCACAGAACCAGTGATGGGAATAGCCAAGGTATCCTCTTTAAAGCTATTGGACGACTTAGGAAATCCCATAACCGAAAGGACTGCGAATATAGATGTGCTAGACGATCAATCATTAGAATTTCGATTTGAATTTGAAGTAAGAGGGGCGAAAGAGTAATGCCATACCAAGCAAAACTTGACTGGCAGGGTGATGATCCTGTCATGGAGACAGATATTAATCGATGGGAGAAAGGGATAGATGATGCACACAAGCTACTGGAACATCATATGGTAGCGATTGCCGCGCTCCAGATCGAGGTACAGACGATTAAAGATGCACTGTTTAATAATTTTACAGGGAATGTGTTCTTCGAAAATTTTGTGACTTTAAATGACGTGAGTTTGACAGAAGGCTGGTACGACGAGGCTAACAAAAGGTTGGTGGTATAGTAGTGGCAACGATAAAAAAGCTCGAAAAACAATTCGATGAATTATCATACAGCTCACAAACTCATACCTTAACCATACCAGGTTTAAAAAGTATTAAGTCTGTAACGGTTAATACGGGGACGGTATCGTATAAAGTAAGTGGCAATACTGTAACGTTTTCATTTGGTGGAGGTTCCTACACACGGTGGATTCAAACGGGAGGTTCCTACACACCCTCTCAAAGTAAAGAGGTAACTACTTCGCAGACAAGCTCATCTAATTCCTTTCCGAGCAGTATTTCCTATAATAGCGGGGGCTTTAGTGGAACGTTAGGTAAAGACGGCAGTCCAACAAAAACACTTGTAAGTGGCTCAACAGGGGATAGTAAGCAAGTATCGAAAAGCAAATCCGCATCAAGTGGTAAGATGAACTCTTGTCCAGAAGCGGAGAGAAGCGCGGAAAGATCGTTGCCTAGCTCCATTTCATATAACGAGGGTGGGTACAGCGGAACTTTATACCAAACGGGTTCCGTGTCTTTTGGTACGTGTACGCGATCAGGGCGGAACCCTGATGAATATTGGAGTAACACAGCAACGGCAACGTATTCTGGTACGGTTACAAGACCATCCACTGCGGTTTATAGCTATACGCAAAACTATCGTGGCACTGTCACGAAATCTGGATACGATACCAGAAGTTATACCTATTACTATCGGTATGCGGTAACTATCGAGTATTCCGATAACTCTAATCCGAATATCAAACTCACGTCTCCACCCCAAAACCAAATGCTTGCGGAAAATGCTACGTTGGGTATTAAGGGACACGTAACCGACACCGACAAGGACAACGTAGTCACAACAAAATATCGTATCGACAACGGTACGATAAGGGCGATTGCTTCCGGAGTGTCAGACGGATCAACGCCTATTTCTTTTGTCAAGAATTTACGATACAGCAACAAACGCATTTGGGATGGCACAACAGATATAACAGGCTCTGACCTAACCGAAAACACCGATTACACTCTAGCTGTTTGGGCTGAAGATGACCAAGGTGGTAAATCAACCGCGTTTGGATTTAAGTTCCGAGTCGTTCACAACCGCCCACCTGTTATCAGCGGTCAAAATGAAGACATCGGTGTATTGAGCACTATCCCGTCGCAAAAATACACTGTCACAGAGCCAGAGGGTGACACGTTTACCATCACGGAGAAAATCAATGGTAAGGCAATTCGCACATTCGCTGGAACTGACAAAATGGAAAATGCGTTGACTATCCCACTGGATATGTGGCTGCGGCTCTCTTTAACAGAAGCCCACACGTTAACGATCGAGGCAACCGACAGCAAAGGCTTGAAATCGACTAGGACGTTTACTTTCCGTCGATCAGCCGACAAGATAGCATTCTCTCTAAAGAAACCTTTTGATACCACTATCGCTGCTAAACGTATTCTTATAACGATTGATGCGACAGTTCCTCCTGGTGCAGATTATAAAGTCGAGGTGTGTAACAACGCATTTGACGAGTTGCCGACATGGGAAGATGCCACTAACAACGTCAAATTCAACCGAGGTTTTATCTTCACCAACAAGGAAAAAACAGCAGAAAAATGGGGTGTTAGTGTGCGCTTTGTTTTTGTTAAAGGAGTCGCAACTGAGCCTGTGATTGTAAGAGGATTCGGAGGTGCATTCGATTGATTTTAATAAAACCTATGGATTTGGGCGAAATGGAGCAAGAGCGCGAGAAAGGCAAAATCTCGCCAGAGTTAATAGAAGCCTATGAAGCTATTGCTCAGTTACAAGAGATAGTTACAAAATTGGAAGCCAAAATAAAAACACTAGAAGGAGAGAAGTAGAAATGGTTAAAGCGTATATGATTCCTGTGTACAGCCTTTTGGTTAAAGTTGGTCGGAGAGAGATTGAATCTTTACCAGAAGTTTATAGGGTTCCCGTA